GTATTTACCTGTTATAAATAACCTAGTCAATCAATACTTACAGGTGCTTGACTTCTTCGTCTCATTTAATCTTGACGAAGCATTTTCCGAAACAATTCGTTCCCGTCATAGAGATAACTTCTCTTATGATTCGTTTTCTGAAGGTGAGAAGCAACGTATTGACTTGGCATTACTCTTTACTTGGCGCCATATTGCTAAGATGAAGAACTCAGTATCAACTAACTTATTGGTACTAGACGAAACATTCGATTCATCTCTAGACTATGAAGGTGTAGATAATCTAATGAAAATTATTGATACACTTGGAGATGATACAAATGTGTTTGTGATTAGTCACAAAGGCGATATTCTCGATGGTAAATTCCAAAATAAATTGGAATTTCATAAAGAGAAAAACTTTAGTAAATTAAAAGGAAACTAAAATGGAATTATCCACTTTTACTATGAACTTATTGAAAAACTATTCAGGCATCAATCCTAACTTGGTGATCCGTGAAGGTAATTCTATTATGACTATGTCCGAAGCTAAAAATGTATTAGCTCAGGCATCCGTTCCAGAGACGTTTAATCGTACTGTTGGTATATATGATTTATCAGAGTTCCTATCTGTATTAAATTTATTTGATACTTCTAATATTAAATTAGAAGAAAAGTTTATGACAGTTAGTGATACATCTGGTCGTTCTAAAATCAAATACTTTATGTCAGACACTGATATTCTTACGTCTCCAACTAAACCAATTTCTATGCCAGATGGAGATGTTAAATTCTATTTGGATCAAGAAACTCTTGGTCGTATTAAAAAGGCTGCGTCAGCTCTTGGCCACGATCAATTGTCTATTACTCCTGGCGATGGAGTAATTACTTTATCTGTAGTCAATATTGATAATGCCACATCAAACACGTACTCTATTGATGTTCCTGGTGAATCATCTGGCGACTACAATTTTATCCTTAACATCAAAAATTTACAGATGATTCCTGGTAATTATAATGTTGCTATCTCATCTAAACTTATTTCGCAATTTACTTTAGATGAAGAAAATACTGATCTAAAATATTGGGTTGCTTTAGAAAAAACATCGACATACAAATAGGAGAAAAATATGTCTGACGAAATTCAAATTTATCAACTTGCCGGCCGAGCATCTCGTAGTACTGTAGCTGTTATTGACGCAGTTGTTCAACGCGGTGGATTCCGTGGCGAAGAGCTTAGTTCAATTGGCCAATTACGTGATCAGTGTATTCAAATTATGCAAGTGTGTGAAAACCAAGCTCAAATGGAAGCTTCTGAAGAAGAGTAGTTTACAATTATTCTTTTATAGATTATAATAGACATTATTATATTATGGAGTACGTGAATGTCTGAATTTTTATGGGTCGAAAAATATCGACCACAAACTATTTCTGAAACAATTTTACCTCAGTCGTTAAAAGATACGTTTCAGAAAATGGTAGATTCCGGTGAACTTCAAAACATGATGTTCGCCGGAACTGCCGGCTTAGGTAAGACTACTGTAGCTAAAGCATTATGTAAAGAAATTGGCGCAGATTATATTGTCATTAATGGCTCAGAAGAAGGTAACATTGATACACTCAGAGGAAAAATCAAACAATTTGCTTCAACAGTCTCTTTGTCTGGAGGAAGTAAAGTATGTATCTTGGACGAAGCTGACTACCTCAATCCACAATCGACCCAGCCAGCTTTGCGTGGATTCATCGAAGAGTTCTCAAATAGCTGCCGCTTTATTCTCACCTGCAACTTCAAGAACCGAATCATTGATCCGCTTCATTCGCGGTGTGGTGTGTATGAATTTAATACGTCTAAAAAAGATATGGTTGAATTATGCGGCCAGTTTATGGATCGCGCAGCTGATATCCTTTATAAAGAAGGGGTATCGTTTACTAGTCAAGGTCTAGCTGATATTATTATGAAGCATGCTCCTGACTGGCGCCGAGTACTAAATGAATGCCAACGCGCCGGAGCTTCTGGTCATAGCATTGACGGAAATAGTAAGTCTGCCAATAGCAATGTTAATGGCCTAGTTTCTCATCTTAAAGAGAAAAACTTTAAAAAGATGCGCCAATGGGTTGTGAATAATATGGATGTTGAGCCACAGGCTATTATTCGCCAGTTGTATGATAATATAAATGAATCCGTGGCTCCTCAATCAGTTCCTCAACTTGTATTAATATTGGCTGAGTATCAATATAAAAATGCTTTTGTGGCAGATCATGAATTAAATATGGTAGCCATGATGACAGAAATTATGGCACAGGTGAATTTTAAATGAATTGCGTAATATATGATTTCGAAACCCTTAGTGGTGTTCCTGCAACTGGTGCAGCAATTTCAATGGCAACACTTAAGTTTGATGAGAATCGCTATGAATCTAATCCATACACATACGAAGAATTACTAGAACAAACTGATTATATTAAGTTTGACGTAAAAGAACAAGTGAATAAGTACAAGCGTGTTGTTGATATGGAAACAGTTAAGTGGTGGAACTCTCAAGGCGAGTCTGCTAAAAAATTAATTAAACCATCATCTGAAGATAAATCAATTGAAGACCTTTGGCAGTTTTTTGTGAACTATACAAAAAATATGGACATTAAAAAGGTCTACACTCGTGGCAATGGTTTTGACCCTATTATCTTTGAAAGTATTGTACATTCGTTTGGTAAAGCTGTACCATACCCTTGGTGGTCTATTCGGGATACACGTTCAATGTTAGATGGCTTATTGTGGGGATCTGATATCGCTAATACATTTATTCCTGAAGGATTAAAAGAAAAGTTTGTACATCATGATCCTCGTCACGATATTGTTATGGATGTTATGCGAATGCAAACTGTAGTAGGTTATCTATGAACCACTTTGATTATTTAAAAGCTATTAATGATACAAAACAAGATATTATGATTACCGAAGAATGCGAAAAAGCATATAATTCTTTTATGATTAATCGTGGTCTTAGCTACTTCTATGATACTGTAGCTCTTGCAAATCTGGTAAATCAATACCACCACTTAGACAAAAAGCTCCAATTTTCGTTTCTTATAAATACTGTTAGAAAACGTAAAAGATTTTCGAAATGGAATAAACCTGAGTCAGATAATGATATTGGAGCGATTAAAGAATATTATGGTTATAGTAATCAAAAAGCAAAACAAGTTCTTTCCCTCCTATCCGCTGGCCAAATAAAAACTATAAAAGAAAAGGTGAGTAAAGGTGGAAAAAGAAAATGATATTGTTGAATGGTCTCCGGACCAAATGCTGGAAATTACAATTAACGAACCTGATGATTTTCTTAAGGTTCGTGAAACATTAACCCGTATTGGTGTTGCTTCTCGTAAAGAAAAAAAACTATTTCAATCATGCCATATATTGCATAAACAAGGTAGATACTTTATTGTGCATTTCAAAGAATTGTTTATGTTAGATGGTAAGAAAGCAAATTTAGAAAGTAATGATATTGCACGTAGAAATACTATCGTGACATTACTATCTGATTGGGGATTAGTTGATTTAGTAAAAAAGGAAGAACTTGAAATCGCACCTTTGCGCCAAATTAAAGTAATTTCATATAAAGATAAAAATCAATGGGAATTATGCCCTAAGTATAACATAGGTAATAAAAACTGATTATAAATACTATCGGAGTGCGGATAGTCCGGCTCCAATTCAATCTTGCTTGCTCAAAAGGAGATAACAATGACAGGCTTACAACAACTATTCCCGCGGTCATCCTTTGTTGGTTTCGATCATTTATTCAATGAACTAGAGTTCACTGCTAAACATGCTCAAGACCACTATCCCCCACATAATATTATTAAAGCTGGAGATCAAGAATACTTGATTGAACTAGCAATTGCTGGGTTTACAAAGGATGAGATATCTGTAGAAGTTAAAGATAGAACCTTAACTGTTACAGGGGAACACGTCTCTAAAGGTAGAGAGTTTATCCATCGTGGCATTTCGACAAAGAAATTTAAACGAACCTTTAGGCTGTCCGAACATGTAAATGTAAACGGAGCAGATATTCAGGATGGTATTCTGGCAATTGAATTGCAGTATGTTATTCCAGAAGAAATGCGTCCTCGTAAAATCAATATTGGTCAAACGAGGAACAAAAATGACACAAGCGATACTAACAGCCCACAGCTACTCAACGAGGGCAGTTGAAACTATCATCGAAGCACTAAGATCTTTTATTCAGTATAGAGCGAATCGCAGAATGATTCGCGCAACTGAAAAAGAACTAGGCCGACTTACTGATTATGAGCTATCAGATATTGGACTTTCACGTGGCGAAATTTATCACGTTGCGCGTTCAAATGAAAATCTAAGAGGGTGGGTCTAATGACAACTTTGGCAGCAAACTATGTTTTCTCACCCTTGTCGGGTTTGTGGTCTTCATTCGATCGTTTCATCCAAGTGGTGGGATACTCGAGAGCGGCAGCGGAGCTCGCAAGGCTTGGTTATCAAGAGGAAGCGAAAGCGTGCATGATGGAAGTTGCCAGATTGCGTGACTAAATAACAAAAAATCAGAGGGCGGGAAATCGCCCTCTTAATCACACACACACAGGAGTCTATTATGACTAATAAAAATCCATTCGAAATCCGTGCAGACATCCTTGCTATGGCAAAGGACTATATGGATAAACAAGTAGAATTAAACACAGCTTTGTTTGCCCAGATGGTAGAAGCTGGTAAAAAAACTATTGAAGAAGTTCCAACAATGTACACAATGGAAGAGCTTCAAGAAAAAGCAAAGGAAATGTATTCCTTTGTATCTGATAAAAAATAATGAGTGAACAAACTAATTATTGCACAACCAAAGGCCTAGGCTGGGCGTTCTTGCTTATTACTATTATAATGGTGGGTTTGCCTATACTTGGCTCAGCTATTGCTTATCCAGATAACTGCAAACAATCTATTCTTATTCCTTGTATAGGTTTAGAATGACAAAAAATAAATTAAGGGCTTCGGCCCTTTTTTTTGTTTACAAAATCTTAAATTTATGATAGAATATACCAAACGGAGGTAATTCATTTGGAATTCTATACATCAGTAAATCGTTACGGCAATTCTATTTTGTACCGTGGCTATACCGCTAACGGTAGCTCTATTCAAAATAAAATTAAATTTGCTCCTACGTTATACCGTGCATCTCAAAACAAGTCTGAAATCAAGTCTTTGTTTGGCCATGACTTAGTACCTGTAAGAGGTATTAATAGTATGCGCGACGCTAAAGAATATGTTGAGCAATATAAAGATGTAAATGATGTTAGTATCTTTGGCACAACAAATTATATTCATCAGTTTATTACAGAAAAATTTCCAACTAATATTGATTTTAATATTAATCATATTAATGTTGTAAACTTTGATATTGAGGTGGCTTCAGACGACGGGTTTCCAACGCCAGAAGAAGCAGCTTATCCAATTATTTCTATTGCTCTAAAATCTAGTAAGTCTTCAATCTACCAGGTCTGGGGATTAGATTCGTATGATCCAGCCAAGTGCGATATTGATTTATATGGTGATCAAATTCAATATCACCATTGCAATTCTGAAGAGGAATTGCTAGCAAAGTTTCTTGGCTATTGGACTAAAAACTATCCTGACGTAATTACTGGTTGGAACTCTCGTTTCTTTGATATTCCATATCTTGTAAACCGTATTACATTGATTGGTTCAGAAACAGCTGCAAGACGCCTTTCACCTTGGAATATGGTAAATCCACGTGATGTAAAGAAAATGCAAAGGATCTTACCAGCATATGAAATTGTTGGAATCCAACAGGCAGATTATCTTGAATTATTTCAAAAGTTTGGTTACTCATATGGTGCTCAAGAATCTTATAAACTTGATCATATTGGTTATGT